CCTTTATTAGTGTTTATACTCAGGACATTTATTGCCAGCCTCTTAACTTTTAATGATCCGCTTTTTCTTTTTTCCCGCGATGAAAAATACTGAAATTGAGCAACCACTTCCCTGAACTGCTGGTCTGTAAGCTGATACATACCACAGTTAATCCTATCTCTATCAATGTAATGAATCAAATCGTAATCTGTGATATACGGAGTCGTATCAAGCTTATTACATATCTCAAGATAATTTAGTATTTTTAAATTTGCTGAGCTGTCAAATATATTTTTGTAACGCTCTGGATGCATCTCAATATCTTCAACAAGTATCTTGTTTTCAGGGCAGTATGTCCCCTCTATTATCTCAGTAGACAATATTGAATCGATAAATATCCTGTCATATTCTCCAATCGTAAGCTGTCCCAGATGAAGTCCATCAACCTTCATAGTTCGGCTTCTCGGATCAAGGTCTCTTATCCCTATCCAATATTTCGTCACCTGATCTGCCTTGTTTCGATATTCTATTTTCAGCCATTTACCCTCATGTATGGCTCTGAAAATATCCCTGCAAATTTGGTTCATACTGCCTCCCACAGCTCATTCCATCCGGCATAGCAAAACTTCTTATACATGTCAAGATAGGTCTAACAAATTTTTTTGCCATTTTTTTCGATGGCAGAAAATCAGTACCTTTCTACTCTAATATTTCATCTAACAATTCAACATACACAGTCTACTATTTACTGACATATATTATTTTCGCTCCACATACCTCAACTCTATATCATACCCCAGCGCTTCCATCATCTTAACAAAGGTCTGATTCACCACACCATCCTGCTTCTTGATCACACGATTCACATAAGCCTTCGTGGTTTCTATCTCCTCTGCCAGATTTACCTGGGTCTTACCTTGCTCTATGCACTTTGTTTTTACGTCTAATTCAATATTGTTCTTAACCATATCTGATACCTCAAACGGAAACCAAAAGTTATCTTTTCCGTATAATTTATAGTACACCAAATCTCGTAAATTTTCAATCCTGCCCACATAAGAAAAACCGGTCAGCCTCATCATCCAACCGGCTTTACCGCTGTTGGCTTTGGCTTTCTTCCTGCCATAACCTCCTTTCCAAATTTTCTGTATAATAAAAGGACCTGCGAAAAGGTCCTCTAAAAATTTTTATGTAAGTTTGCTGCTTAATTCAGCCAATTTCTGTTTTATGCTTATATTGTATTTCGTCGCCAAATCCTTAATCCATTGTCTCTCTTCTTCACGATAAGGTTCCTTAAAAAACCTTTTAATGAATTTTGAAATTTGACTCCTGAACGACCAATTTAGTTGTGATTGGTTATTCACCAGTTCAAAATCTTCCACAGTTTGCTCTGCATCAACAATACCCATTAAGTATCTCAAAATAAGCACATCTGCAAAAGTAAAAGGCATTATATCATAATCTAATTGAAGTAATGACATATATGGTCCACCTTGCTTTGTATCATCTGTGACCAATGAATATGCGCCTATAGTTTGTGCCAAAGAAATCGCATACACTTCTCCTAGATCACCCGCATTATATAATATTCGGTTTTCCCGCACATTATTTTCAAACATCTTATAAACCGCTAAATCCTTAAGCTTTTGATCCGTAAAAAGTTCTATTTTACCAGCGTTAATATCCGAATCTACTTTTGTAAGGATGTCCTGCCCATGATGTTCAAGTTCAGTCGGTCATTTTTTGCGGACAGTTCAATACATGCCTGTCTGTTTCGCTCCCTGCTCCTGCGCTTCGTTTCCGTTCCTCGAACCTTTCTTATCTTTTTCCTGCACTCTGGGCAATACTTTGATATTGCAGAGCAGGGAACATATTCAACACCGCATACCGTGCAATTCTTAGGCTTTAATGCTGTCCACCGCTTTGTGGGTGTGATATGTAATTCACCGACAAAGCCGATGAATTTATAATAAATCTTGATTTCCTGCCGCACCGTTCCGTCTGTAAGCTTCTCACGTTCCGAAACAAGTATCTTGTCTATGAGTGCGTTTATGATGGTTGCGTCCAGTTCCTTAATGCCTTGATAGTTGCGGATTAAGGAGAGGAAGTCACGGACACCCTGCGACTTCTCATAGCTGTCGTTAAGCGTTTCCATTACCTCTTTCAGCCTTGCTTCAATTTCAAGCTGCTCTTTCTGGTATTTCCCTGACATCATCTCAAAATTCCGCTCCGTAATACGCTCCATCACCTTATCTTCATAAAGGGAAGAAAACAGCCTGTCCAGTTCCGCAAGGCGTTTGTTCAGCTTTCTCTGCTCCTTTTCCAATGCCTTTGCCTTGCTCTGGTCTGTTTCCGTGAGCCGCTTTTCAATCGCCCTCACCGCCTTTTCATCACTCACCGCCATATCCGCAAATCGGTTGATGTCGATAAGGACGGCGTTGAACAAGTCCCTCGCTTCAATGCTGTGTGCGGTACACATGATATTACCGTATCTGCCATAATTATTGCAGGTATATTGTACGCAGTCGATGATGTCGGGGCGTTTCCTCCTGTTGGCACTCATAGCCCGCATAGCATAGCCGCAGTCCGCACATTTGATAACGCCTGCAAAGATGTTCTCAAAGCCGCCCTTGTTTTCTGGTAATCTGCGGCTTGTAATAAGCTGCTGTACGTTGTCAAACTCCTCCTGCGTGACTATCCCCTCATGGGTGTCGGGTATCACTTCCCATTCTTCGGGCAGCTTAGAGGGGCGTTTCTTGCTTTTCATGTTGGCGGCAATCCGCTTGTAGCCTGCAAGGTTTCCCGCATATATCGGGCTTCTTAAAATGCCCCTTACGCTGTTCTCGCTCCAAATATAACGGTTTTCCTCGTTACCCTCAAAGTGCCGCTCATAGCCTGTTGACCCTTGCTCCACCGCATAAGCGGCAGGGCGTAGGATATGCTGTTTGTTGATGTGCTTGCGGATTTTGGCGATTCCGTTGCCCGCTAACGCAAGGTCAAATATTTCTCTTACAACGTGTGCAACTTTATCATCAATCAATAGGTGATTATGGTCGGCAGGGTCTTTGACATATCCGTATGGTGCTGTCGTCCCCATGAATTTCCCCTGCTGAAACCTCGCACGGTACGCTGATTTTATCTTGACTGATATGTCGGCGGCATACATCTCGTTTAGGATGTTGCGGAAAGGCGTGATGTCCATCGCTGATTTATTGAGCGTGTCCACGCCGTCATTGACCGCTATATACCTCACGTTATGCTCTGGAAAAAAGACTTCGAGATATAACCCACAATCAAGATAGTTCCTCCCCAGACGGGATAAATCTTTCGTGATAACGCAGTTTATCAGTCCGTTTTCAATGTCCTTAATCATGTTTTGGAAACTTGGTCTTTGGAAATTCGTACCAGAATAACCATCGTCCACATACGTTTTTGCTAAGTGCCATCCCTGCTTTTTCACATAATCCGTGAGGATGGATTTCTGTGTCGCAATGCTCGCACTCTCGTTATCCGTGCCATCGTCCTTTGACAAGCGGCAGTACATGCCGACTTCATAAATTTTATTCTCCGTTCTTGTTCCTGCCATATTGTAAAACCTCCGTATCTGTCCTATCTGTTTTCATGTTCCATTGCGTACATTCTAAGCGGATATCCCCTCATTGTCGAAGGTGTCGCCCTCGGCAATCTTCTTCCGAATATCCTCGGAGATAATCGGGACAAACGCTTCTGTGACTGTCTGTGTGCCGACATATTCACGGCTGATTATCATCTGCACTGGTGCTTTCGGCACGATACGCTTCCTCTTTTTATCTGCTTTCTTATCCTCGCCCATACTTAAATCTTCCTTTCCAGACAGGGCAGGAGAACGTCTGGAAACGCCCCGCCCTGTCAATCAGATACCATCAATCCCCGCTGTGCAATTCTTTCTGTAATGCTTCAAGGAGTGCCGCCGCTTCATCAGCGTTTAAAGTTATTCCTTTTCCGCACTTCTCACGGTTCGGGGAAAAGCTGCGGATGTCATATTTCGGCTCTCTCCCGTTCCATGAGATAAGATTGATTTCTTTTGTGTAGCCACTGTCACTCGCAGACAATACGGCGATTTCCTTTACAATCTTATATTGGATTTCTTTCATTTCCTGCCCCTTTTCTGTCTTGGCTTTCTGGTTTTTATCCGTCCAGAGTTTCATATTTACTTCCCGAAAAGAGAAGATTAGCGGCTGTCCTTGCTCCGTTTTCT